GGTGCTAATTCTAAGTCTCTGTTTGATGTAGTTACAATATCGTGGGTCTGAACGTCCAATGCTCCACCCAACTGAGGGGTAGTATCGTTTACTACATCCACACCTGTAAGGCTTGCACCACTACCACTAAAAGCTGTAGCTGTTACTGTACCTCCTATAGCAACATTGTTACTGCCATCTTCAACAACTATCTTACTGGCAGGCACTGTAATAAATACTTCTTTCGTTCCTGCACCAAAGTCCACAAGATTGTTGCTGTTAGAACTTGCTATTACAGATCGTGCTAATGTTGTACCAGAAGCTGTAAATGTTCCTAGACCAACCTCAAAAGCACCATTTGTATTATCAACAATAGCATAATAGGTGGTATCAGAATTAGATAGATTAGCAGTAAAAGTTTCAAAGTTAGTGACCGCACCTGCCAAGGTGATTGTGCCCGTCCCTGTTGTTGTTGTCGTTTCACGAACTCTATCTGCTATTACAAATGCCATTAAGCTATCCTTATTATCGCGTCACTTGTGCTTGCACTAGGAAACACTATAGTGAAGTTCCCAGAGGAGGATGACTTGTCTGATCCAAAATCTAATATACACACAGCTTTGTCACTGTTTGTGTCGTTATATATTAATGCTCCTCTCGCTGTGATCGTAGCAGATCCAAAAGTTTTATCAGCAAAATCTACAAACGCTGTTGTTTGTGTTTGTGATCCACTAACTGTTTGACTCCCTAGAGCACCTCCACCGGCAGAATAATCGCCAGAGTTACCAACCTCGTTACTCGCAGAGCTTGAATATCCTGTAACGGTAGCATCCATTGTAGTGCTTGTGCCACCAAGATTGTCATTACCCGCTTGTGAGTTTGTAAAAAGAGCAATCTTAAAAGAGTTGCCACCGTTTGCAAAGTTGTGTGTGCCCTCTAACAACTCCTTCTTAAACGTGGAGCAGAGTGCGTTACCAGAAAAAGCCATTACATTCTCCTTATATGTTCTGCGAGCTTATCATACCCCGCATCTTTGATTGCATTATACACTGTTACTCTATCAGAGTTTATAGCCTCTTTCATGTAAAACGCTATAACTTTCTCTAAATGATCCTTAAACGCTCTCGCCTGGTCGCGTATGGCGGGAGGGGCACTATCTCCCACTTCAACTATTTTATCCACACATCTCTTTGCCACCTCTTCCGGTGTAAATCCTCGATTGTCTGTGGTGTGTATCTCGACAATCGGTTCTTTCTTCATTTCCATAAGCATTATGTTCTGGGCCTTTCTGGTAGTCCTCGTCTATATGCGTCACTATTTTCACGAGCCTCCCCATATTCTTTTAATCGTAATAATGATTCCATAAATCTATCGTTATACATCTTCATAACGTCTGGTTCACCCTTCATAAAAATGTATGCTTCTATTAGACTGCCGTACAACATAGCAAAAGGAGCGTTAGTGCTTAACCAGGTTGTGCCAGAGTCTGATCCCGCAGTTAGACTGTTAGGTCTAAAATAATAATGAAGCTCCACTGAGTACGCTTGATCTGGTGTGGGAGACAGAATAAAATTTTCCACATCAAAAAGAGCGTAATACTGTGGCAAACCCGTAGTGGACGCATTTGGATTATACTCCTCAATATAGTTTACGTCTTTCTGTAACAAAAAGCTTTTGTTGCTTGAACTTGTGACAGACAAACTAAAAGAGGCTAAGTAATCGCTAGGAACAGCAAGGAATCTATTACTAGATGTGGTTGATGCCGTCACATTCTTTCTAAAAAACTCAAGATCAACTGTTTTGAAAATACGTTCTTCGGCTCCTTTTATAAAGTCAGATAAATGATTAGTAAACGTAGTCTCCGTGTTTTCTGTGTAATCTTGAATCGCTGTTTTTAATGTTGCAAATGTAAAACTCATGATGTTGTCACCGTCACCGTTCCAAGACTAGCTGTTGCTTCAAACGTATCCATTTTAAATCCTATTATACCATCTCCAGAGTTCGTATACACAACGAACGCTGTTGTTTCTTGTGCTGTGTCTGGTCGTGATATTCTCAACGCTTGAGGGTCAGCAATTATTCTAGAGGGGTCTAGTTGAGGATGCTTTGCCTCATACTCGTCTCTTCCCACTAACGATCCGTTCCATTCCATACGCATGTCTCGTAACCTATATCGAAACCCAGACCGATCTGATATCCCGTAGGCTCTTTTATTTGATGCGTATCTAGGCATTAGGTAGACCTCAAGTATTGAATGCTAGGTTGTAGTTTAAGAGATACTCGATCTTCATCTTCGTCTGCTGCTCTCTGGAACTCCTCCTCATAGACAACCTTCAGAAGCTGTGTCCTTTCAGGTGCCTTCTTTAACGAAGTATAATATGCTAAACCCGCTACCATACAAGGGAGGAAACGAAACGGAGCATCTGTTGTATTCTGTAACGTATCAGCATCTTGTATTCTGTTTACAAAATAATACACCAAAGTAAAATCAGAAGAATCTGGTGTGGGCCATAAGTTTATGGTTGGAGTTATTTGTCGATCATAAAAAAACTGACTAGGACGACCCGTCGAGGTCTTGTTAGGAATATTTAGGTACTCACTCCTAGATATCCTTGTTATGGAAAAGTCAGTGCTATTAGAGTCCCTAATCACCACGTCCAATAAATCTGTAAAATTATTTGTAAACGTGTACGTTGCCGTTCCAGATGTAAGGGACTGTGTCGCTTGTGTTACCGTCCAAAGATTAAGACCTCTGTTTGCCCAGTCAGCAAACATAAGGTTCATAGAGCGTCTTGCCGACTTAGCGTCATAACCCGTGCGAACCTCTAATCCACACCGCTCATACGCCTCCTCTATGATCTCTGCTACGTCAAGATCAAAATCCCTTGAACTGGATGTTGCCATTTACTCGTCCTCTTCATTCGTTGCGTACATATTATCAAAAATTTGATTTACGTCCAATACATAATCCAAGTCAGACTTTGAGTAGTGAATATGCTGAGTGGGTTTAAAATCTGGAGGACCTTCTCCAGTCTCAAACCATGCGGGATGTGTTACCCTTACACGATTATTAGGTAAAGCCACGATGTTACCAGTGTAGTTTCCTGCTTCTAATAACTGTAGAACATGACTTTGTTTGTGTTGTGCAGGGTCATCTGCTATCTCACTCTCCGTATAATCCACAGTAAACAAATATTTAGCAGGAACAAAATCTGATCCTATCTTTGCTAACCAGGGACACGGTGTTGCCCTATCCAAAGTATATACTGCATGGTGATGTGAGGCACAATCCCAAGGCTGTGCTAGGTATGTAGGCATTGGCTCTGGAAACTCTTCAAAATCAAAGTCTCCCGCCAAGGCTGTTATAGGCATCCTCGCCCACATCGCTCCTCCATGTACGTTCGGTTGGTTCTCGTCATCATCAACCTCACAACCCGTGAAGATGATTTGAAAACTTAGACATCTGTTCGGCATGGTTGTAACTGCAATCGCCATAGCGTGTAGAAATTCCCCATGATATTTCTCGTGATTGTGAGTATACTCTCTCCGCACCCAACACTTGAAGTGTGGGATGTTGCTTTGTAAATAAGCCATTCATTACTTCTTTTTCTTCGTTTTTGTTACTGTGAAGCCTTTTTGCTTTAGCAACTTCTTTGCTGCTGCTACAGTCATAGCTACACCACCATTCTTCATAGCGATCTTACCGCCCTTCTTCTTCATGGCAATACGTCCACCTTTACTCTTCATGGCAATACGACCGCCCTTCTTCTTCATAGCGATTCTGCCACCTTTGCTTTTCATGGCAATACGACCGCCCTTCTTCTTCATTGCCATTTTTTTTCGTTGTCGGATCATTTTGTTTTTCTCCTTCTTGCTGATTGAACTCTTCTTGGCTTACCCGCAGGTTGACCAAGCCTTTTTTTCTGAGCTATCCTCTTTCTCTTTTCAGAAGCTGACATCTCGGAAACTGTTTTAGGGGTTTTTTTACTAATTCTTTTTGAGGGTCTACAATATGGAGTGCCCCTCTTTTCCCCTTTTTGTCTGCCACATTTCTTACCCGTTCGGACATCTTTCCAATCTTCTTTAAACCATCTCTTGAGAGCAAGTCCTTTTTTTGTCTTACGAACAGCCATTACGCCAACACAGTCTTCTTTCTCTTTTTGCCTTCAACCATACCACAACCTCTGGCAATAATAATGTTACCACCGTTTTTATACCCTCTCGGTAACGGTCTTTTTCTTGGCTGATCTGCCTCTATGGTTCCACCCATAGCTTTTTTCTTCGTGGACTTTCCATAGTTGGCTGCTCCAACCTTTCGACATTTTGCGATGGCACCAGAGGCATACGCTGAAGGGAAAACCCTATATCGAGCTTTTACCTTGTGGTAACACGCATCTTTTTTACTTCCAGATTTTGACACTTGCTTCGCCATGTTTGATCTCCTTATTGTCATACGTTGCACTCCTCCTAATAAAGTCCTCCCAAAGAGGCTTTAGCATCTCATTGTTCTGTTCAATCTTTACGGACATAACCTCTGTTCTTTTATCTACAGTGATCAAAGTGAATGCCATCCAAGACAAAACACCAAAGACTCCCATTGTGGTAACGCCTAATAATACTTCTTTCATCAACATCTCCACCGTCTTCTAGCTTGTCGCAAACGGCTATTTGGATCTTTTGCTGCCTTTGGAAATTTCTTCATCTGACCGGCACTTCTAGCACAAAAAGACTTGCGTCTTGCTTTATCTTTAGCTGTTAAGTTTTTCTTCTTCGTAACAGCCGTTTTTAATTTACTACCAGGGTTCTCTCTACGATATCGAGCCACACCTGCCTTAGTCATCCCCGCTCCCTTTTTAGTGGAGCGGAAATACTTCTTAGTCTTTGGCGGTTGTTTATCTCGCTTACGCTCAGCCATAGTTCTTACGCATGGCTAGAATAACAGTGTATGTATCTGTGTTATCGTGACCAACCGTCGTAAACTGAATATCACCAGTTTTACCACTACCTGCGTTATTGGGTATACCACCAAAATCTGTGTAATTATGATGACCACTCTGGTTTTCACCAAGCTGTATCGCTAGAACATCTGACGTAGCGTCAAAGAAGATACTCACTCGCATACCCGTGCACTGCCACCATATCTGTTCTATAGACACTCCAGTACAAGTGGCACCGTCAGTTCCCTTAGACAAAGCACTAACATCTACTTTAGTTACAGCACTTTCTCCAGTGCCGTCACTTATGTTAGTAAACTTCATTACAACTTGTTTAGGACCATCAATTATCGTTTGTGAGGCTACTGCATCAGCCATGTTGACCTCCTTAATATACTGAGTATTCTAGCTCAACTGTAAACCTACCTGCTGTGATATCTGCGTTCACTGTTGTTGTAGCTCTTGCGTACAACGCAGTATTAGCTATAGCTGCACTCACATTTGGTTCAAACACATGAAAGTTTCCCGCACTAGCGTTAAAATTTATGTCAATCTCAGTCACAGATAGAGCTGCAGATAATGTTGTAGAGAAGGCTGCAACACCCGCTCCCACAATCTCAGTGCCCGACACAGCTGCGTTTGTCGCTGTGCCAGAGGTAGCACTTAACGCTAGGTTACCTGCTAATGTCTGACCCGCTGCTGTTGTGATACCAATCACCGCCTTATGAATGAAAAACTTTGTAGCTGTTACTAGCTCATCGGGATGATCTGTATTTAAAGTTCCTAATTCTACAAGACAGTCTCCGTCTGCGTACGCTGTATCTGCTGCGTTTGTGCTTGCCAGAGTGCCCGCAAAGGTTTGTATTTTTCGTGAACCTAAAGAAATAAGCTGTCCTGTTGAATTTACAGAGAAACCTGTTTCTGTTACAGCACCAGAAGTGGTGCTTTTATTGATGGTTTTGAAACCACCTTCAGATCTGACTGGACCTGAAAAAGTTGTATTAGCCATGTGATTCTCCTTGTCTTGGCAAATGTCAGCCACATTAAATGACTGTCAAGGTTAATTTAATTAATACTAAATTACTTTTACGCAAAAATAAAGGGCGATTTTACTCGCCCTTTAAAGTTTGGAGGAAAGACATGAAGCCTAGGCTCCAGGTGACCCAAACACACATCGTGGATCGGAGAAACCGAAGGAATATCTCTCACGAGCCTTATAACGCATGTTACCTGTATCGAAGTCAGCCTCCATGTTAGTTGAAAGAGGTGTTCTTTCAAAATGCAAGAACCCTCTAGGAGTATCAGTCAAGATGAAGAAAGCATCTGAGTCAGTCAAGAAGTCCATCACGGCATAGCCTTGTGACATCATCCCTCTGGACTGAATAGCATTCACATCATTGTCTGATGATCCTGGTCGTAGTGTTGAAGCTGTTAGTCTCTCTGCAACGAACTGTAGCTGTCGTGGAACTATTAGTTTTGTACCACGAAGTGCCACTTTTAGACCTCTCTCATCTACGAAACCTGCGATGTTAATCAACGCATCTTCCAAAGATGTTTCATTAAGGTCTGCAGCAGTTGACGGTTCGTTTGCAAAAGTTCCTCCATTGATCAACGGGTGATCAGTGGCACACAACTCTTTTCCATCTCCACCAGTTACGGTTGAGTCAAAAGCGTTGTTAAGAACGGCTGCAGCCTTCACTTGCTTTGTGTGAGACATTGATCGGGCAAGTGCTCTTGTGTATCTCGCAGAGATTCGGTCATAGAGATTATCCTCTACGGCTTCCTCTGTGATCGCAAAAGCCAAAGCAATGGTTTCATGGTTGTATCGAGCAGTGAAAGACTCGTTTGCATCATCAAATGATACTCCTGAACCTTCTTGCTTGACGGGTGCTGCCCCGAAACCAGAAAGCATTACCTCTTCTTCAAATGCTCGATCTGAAGACTCGGTTGTGTAAATTTCAGAGTGTTGGTTCTCGTATCTACCATACTCCATGCCAAAGAGGGCGTTTAAACCTGGTTCTAACTCTTTGGCTAACTGTGCTCTAGATATCGCCATAGTTATACCCCCTTATGAGATTGCTGCATCAGGATCTCCAACAGAACTGAAGAAGACATGATTATTAAGTTTAACGATGTACTGGATACCTGCAGCACTATGATCTTGATTCTCTACATCTT